TTAGATGCTTTTTTGTTGTGGGTCTCAACCTTATTGGAGAGGGCTTTTTCTACGGCCTTTGAGAAGGTAATTTTCTTACTGCCAGAAGCCGAGCCCTTTTTGTTCTTTGAAGAGCCTTTTATTTGGTCTTTCTTGGGAGCAGGAGTCTGGGCAGCAGTGCGCTTCTTTTTAGCTGCAGCTTCGTCGTCGTGTGCCGAGTCTGGCATTAGTGCGCCGTCTGGCATGTAGTGAAATCCCTCAGGGGCAGCAGCCCTGTTCTCAGCGGAAAACGTTGCAGCTTCGGCGATAGTTGAAGTAGTAGCAGGAGCGCAGTTAGGAACTTGATTACCGTTTTTTCCCTTCTTCATTCCTATTTGGACGTAGCCGTCCCAGCATGGGCTATTGGAAAGCTCTTCGGAGGCATACTCTTCTCTGATGCTCTTGCGAAGTTCGTGAACTTCATTCTCTAGAGTCGACAGAGTACGGATAAGGCTGTTCTTATCAGAAACGGTAATTGACGAAGTTGGTTGAGGCATAGGAACGTTGCTTTGCCCCTTAGCTAGCTGGTCCCCTTTTTCCATAATTAGTTAGCTTCTTCTTCTTCAGGGGCAGGCTCGCCCGCGGCTGCTCTTTTCAAAGCGTCTTCAACTTCAGTTGGCAACGGAGCAACGGACTGGCCTTGCTGTGCTGCACGAACTGCATTCATAATCTCTGGGGAAATAGCGCCAAGCATCGCTTCGGTAAGTTCTGGAGTTAGCGAGCCCTTTTCCTGAAGCATGCGTATTGCAAGCTCTGTAGGAGTGGGGGCATCTTGGTCCGAGAAGCCGTGCGCACGTCTCCATGTGTCGTAGGACACTGCTCCGCGGTCAAAGCCTGCGTCAGCATCGGTTGCCCTGTCGTTACGTGTAGAAACGGCTGAAGGGTCATACCAAACGGTGATGCGAGAAACTTCTGACTCTGAGTAGCCGTTGGCAATTAGGTACGGACGCAAGTAGACAACTGTTAGGGCGTCAACAATAAGGAGCATCAAAGGCTCGATGTGGGCTTTATAAAGAGCTTCGTCTATCTGGAGCGCATTGGAGTACTTAACGTTGGCAAGCCCCGTAACGACGTCCTTAGGAACATCTAGGCCCTGCAAGATACGCTCTAGTACGCGGTCGGAGCGCTCAGCTAGCGCTGGGTCGAAAGAACGCTCGAACTTAAACTGCTTGATGGCATCGCCAAGCTCGGCAGGTCCACGGATAATCAGGGGCACAACTGCAGATGCGGACTCTTCGTCACGAATCGGCGTGGTCATCGCGTCCATCAACTGCTCTTCAAACTCGTCTTCTGCTTCCTCAGCTGTGAAGCCAGCGCCAATTCCATCTTCAGAATCGTAAGGGTAGTTTGCAGGGTCGCCCTGTGCAGCTACGGAAAGACCGTCTGGCAAGTAAAGAGCGCCAGCGTTTAGGCGTGAGCGAGCGGTTGCACGGAAAGTACGGTTGAGCAAAAGTAGCTCGGCACACATGTCCAATAGACCGCGCAGGCTCGAGTCGGACTCGTCTGAGTAGCGAGGGTGTGAGCGCCAGATACGGCCAACGAAAGCATTCTTGCCTAAGTTAACAACTCCTGAGTTCTTTCCGCCACCCTGCCCTGTGCCTTGTTCGCGGCGACCAATAACGTTTAGGTTTCCGCTACCGTCAGCTACAACTTCATCAACGGAACGGATGTCCCAAGACTCGGGCTCTCCAGTTCCTCTACGGGCTGGCATCTGAACTAGGTAGCATTCGCCAGTAACTGAAAGATTGAGGGCAGCATCTTTCAAAAGACCTGGCTGTCCACCATAGGCGGAGTTGAGGCGGGAAAGTGCGCGTTCTGCGGCTGAGGCAAGGCTCTGGTCAATTGAGCTGGACTCGCTCGCTGCAACAGGAGACTGGCTTGGGTCGTCAATTGCAGCCGCAAAGATGCGGATACGTGAGACAACGGATGCAACTAAGTTAAAGGCGTATTTGATTTCGCCAATTGCGTCGTAGTACTCCCAAGCTTCTGACTGCCAAGCGGAGGATGAAGCGGAGCGGCGCGCTTTAAACTGCTCGAACTCGGCCTTGTCGTTCATTTTTACTTGCGAGGCAGCAGCCGTAAGGGCGCGGGGAGAGTTAAAGGGAACGGGAGTTGGGGCGTTGAAGAAGAAAGATGCACCAGCTGGCTGTGGAAGTCTTGAGCTCCCGAAAGGCTTGCCTTTGCTAGATTTTTTAGCGCTAGCTTTTGGAGCTACTGGCTCCTGTGCTGGCTCTTCTCTTTTAAATACACCCATTGGGCGGTCTCCTCGTCAATTAGTTGCGGAATACAAGTTATTTTTGCTCGTACGCGGTCAACAGGCCTGCTATTGCCGACGCCGCAAAAACGGCGTAGACGTAAACAAGTACTGGGATAATGATAACGGATGGTACAACTAGTGATGCGACCCAAATAGAGGTGCACCAGTCACAAGTTATTAAATAGCCAAGCTTGCTGCTCTGCGGTGGGTGTTTTTTCCAGAAGCGATTTCTCAGGGGCTCGAAGATAACGTCGGTTGTGATGAGCCTACTGAGTCGGAATACTGCTAGTCCGATGATTACAAATTCAAATAGTGTCATTCGGGGTCCTGACTGGAAGCTATGAAAGCGCCGTACGGGTTCCAACCACGAAGGCGAGTGCCACAGCCGCAGTTGTTATCCTTAGCAACAGCCACTATCTTACCTGACTCGGTCAAAATGTAGTGAATCTTGTCCAGCTTCTCTAATTGCGTGATTTTCTCCTTGAAAACGATTTGAGTGCCCTCTGGAGAATCAACGCCAATAATTAGCGTGTCCTGAATAACCACAGCTCTGGCGGTATCAACTCTTCTGGTCCCCTGTGGAACGTCGCCAATGATATTTAGCTCAGTTATGTCGGAAAGGGAGCCTGGAGGAGCCAACCTGATGATTGCTGGGAAAACGTCCATTGTTTTTACTATTGCCATTACTTGGTGTACTCCGATGGGATATAGAAGTCCTCCCAACCTAAAGCCTCTTTGGCAATAGGAAGCGGAACTATCAGCGGTCGGGTGCGCTCGCTAGAGCGGATAAACTCGAATACTTCGTCTCTGGTACGAATAAGAGTGGCATTTTGCCAGTCGCGGTTCTTTATAAGCGTCTTGAGCGGAAAGGCCATGGGAAAACGTGAATTTTCAGCGGTCATGGTCTCAAGAAAGCGAGACTGGGCTGAAGTCTTAGTTTTAGGGTTCATCCAAATAACAACAGCTAGCTCAGCTTCTGTGTAGGTGCCGCTCTGGGTAGTGTAAGTTCTCACTTGCTCAGTCTTCTGGCCATAGCGCGGTATGAAACCCCAGCGGCTGTAGCAATCTTTGCTGTGGGGACGCCCATGCTTCTGAGAGCCACAGCCATTGCGGTGAGGTCTCGGTTGGCTTTAGCAAAGGGAGAGTCTGAAGTCGTGCGAGCGCGATAACGCTTTGCAAGCTTAGCTAGCTCCTTTAGGCGCGGTTTCATGTCTGGCGGAACGTTGGGGGAAACTGAGCGCAGTCGGGGAGCTTTTTTAGTGGGAGTCGCAGTGGTAAGGCTGCGGGGTGGGGGAGTGGGTATCTCGCGGAACTGCTTTATTGCTTCTGCTTTTTTTACCCAGAAATGAATCGTAGTCTTGGGGCGCTTGGGCTCGAGTGACTCCCCAAGAATGGAAAGAGACCAGCCAGCATCCCAGAGAGCTTTTAGACGCGCCTCAGCAACAGGGCGGGAAAGCGAACTGATGAAGTTCACTTCGTCCTGAGGAAGCAATGTCTTTGGGCTCATTGTTCTATGGTACAGGGTTTTGAGAAAGCGTACAGGGGCGAGAGTCCGAAGAATGTTGAACGGCAGAGTCGAAAAAATGAACCTTATCTTTTTTTGAATTTTAGCTGCGAGTGGGCTGTCGTTATATTTCAAGATTTTTTGAAACGTTTCCTGGTTCTTTCCGCAAGCACGGGCGCTTCCTGTCGCAGAAATCCAGAGCATCAAAAAGCCTTTGTTGCTATCCGCTGTTTCCGCTGCTGTAGCGCCTAGTGGGGGGTTTATTTTTAGCAAGCAAAGAAACATTTATTTACAAACTATTTTTTATAAAGTGTTTGGGCTAGAGCTAGGTGTCTCACAAAGAAATAGTTTTGCTATCTAGGACTAATACTTGTTTGAATCTACAAACTATTAGTGCTTGATACATCGAGCTAGGAATCCCAAGCTCTGACAAAGCTTATAAACCACCTAGGTAATGTTTGAGAGCTTGCTCTAGGGGCTAAGCCTAGGAATTCCTAGATAAGTGTCTATGCCTTTTTGCAGAGCTATAGGGCCTAGGTTCTGAGAATCTAAGAACCCCTTCACTAAATCAGACACCACGCATAGCTATCTATGGCGTTGGTGTTCTTAGTTCTCGATAGGCACCCCCCTACAAAATAAATTTGGCGAACAGCAGGAAGATGCACTACTATAAATTTCACGAACGAAAAAGCTCACCGCACCCGCAAGGGGGAAGGACAAAATGAAAACAGCAGGACTACACATAACAACGGCAAACGAAATCAATTCTATGGAACTAGTGACCTATGACCGCTTGGTACAAGCTGTTGGGGGCTATCTACAAGCCGTAGCGCTAAGCGAAGAACTTACGCTTTGGCTTCACGAAGAAGGGAAGCTAGAAGGGTTACCGCATAATAAAATCGGTCAAGTATTGTGGGATGCAACCTATGGCGCAGACACTGATTACATAGTGGGCAACATCGCAATAACGGGCGGCACTGATGAAGAAGGCGAAACTTTGCCACTTACCGCGAGCGCCGTTTCTAAGATTATGAAAATGTTGGGCTAATCACCGTGCCGATAACCCCGTCAGAAATGGCGGGGTTTTTCGTTACCTAAGTGTGATAAAAAACTTTGCTCTGGTACTTGACAAAGTGCAGGAAGGTCCCGCATACTGTAACTACACACCAACGAAGGGAAACAAAATGAAGGCTTTCACAGTATCCAAAATAGAAAATGAGGAATTCGCACAATACAACATCGTATTCGAAACCGAAACAGAGCTATCAGAATTTGTTTCACAATTTCCAAAGTATGTAAAAGTCTATTCATCAACCATCAGCGGCATGTTGATGTACTCGAACGCACCCCAAGATAGAATGCCTATAGCTTCGTTTGAAGTTTCACTAAGTCCAGACAAGGTAACTGGCGAAGCAAACGAGTCTGGCATCAAGCGGCTAGCCAAGTTTCATCAAATCGTAAACATCGACGCAATCGAGGTAAGCGCGGTGAGGGTTTAGGCCCTCACCCCTTCGGGTAAAAAACTTTCTCAAATGACTTGACAAAGTGCAGGAAGGTCCCGCATACTGTACTTACGCAACACCAACGAAGGGAAACAAAATGAACATCAACGACACTAACCGCCTTGCATCACTAAAGCAGGACAAGAGCAATAACGAGACAGCTCTAGCAGCTATGTTCTTTTCTGAATACAATGTAGCCAGACTTGAAGCGGCAATCAAGTCTCAAGAAAGAGCTATTGCCAGACTAGAGCTAAAAGGCTAACGCCACACACGAACATCGTGAAGCCCCCCTAGGAATAGGGGGGTTTTTTCGTTACCTAACTGTGACAAAAAACTTTCTCAAATGACTTGACAAAGTGCAGGAAGGTCCCGCATACTGTACTTACGCAACACCAACGAAGGGAAACAAAATGACAACATTTATTCTTGACCAGAGCAACACTGGTGGGGTATTTCTTGAAGGGATGCCACGAATTGCTGCGCTAACCGCAGCAACCGAAGACGATGCTTATGCCCAAGCGCGTGCGCTAGGCGTAGACTTTATGGATTTCTGCGAATGCTGCGGTTCTAGATGGAACATTTTCGCTTACGATGCAGACTTTCATGGAGACTTGGGAGAGCTGCTAGCGTCACGTAGTGATTCGAATTCACTTAAATGGTAACTGGCTACACCGAACCCCTAGGGCTAACGCTCTAGGGGTTTTCCATTTTCTGACGTGTCTGCCGTGCCTAGCAAGAGCATCAGAACGCGTCAGTGGCAGTGCCTAAGCAATCACACTAGGGCAATAGGCTAAGCCCTTAGATTCGATTCTGGAGCGCACTGGCGCACTGGCGCACTGGCGCACTGGCGCACTGGCGCACTGGCGCACTGGCGGTGTCCATTTTTCACTTTAAGCTTTTGACAAGAAATTATTTTTATTTTCTAACTGACTTGACAAAGTGCAGGAAGGTGCCGCATACTGTACTTACAACGACGAAGGGAAACAAAATGACAAGCAAAAAAGTGCCAACCCCCGCGGTCACAAACTATCAAATGGTAGAAATACAAAGCGGAACCATTTTGGTCAACGCCGCAGGCACCCGCCAAATTAGAATTATTAGAAACTTTGTTCGCAAGAACATTGGCGGCCCAACAGTTTATGTTTATTCAGTGCTGTACAAGGATGGGCAAGTTAGCCATAATGACCAAAAAACCACACTACAGCTTTGCCGCAACTTTCCCGTGAAGGTTGCATAATGAAAGCAGAAACCCGTCAGTTCTTATCAGTAGTCACACTTGCCACCTTGGGAGCGTGGCTAGTAGTCACCGAAACACACCGCGTTGTAATCGGTTGGGCTTGGAACCTATTCGTAGCCTTCCACGACACCTACATAGCCTTCTAAGGAAATAACCAAATAACCACCGTGAAGCCCCCGTGAGAGCGGGGGTTTTTTCGTTACCTAACTGTGACAAAGAAATGTTAGATTGACTTGACAAAGTGCAGGAAGGTCCCGCATACTGTACTTACGCAACACCAACGAAGGGAAACAAAATGCAAAATGTAATCAGAAACTGGGCAGGAATCGAATCTGAGGAACTGACCCCAGAGAACTGGATTCAAGTTGGATTTAGATTCATCGGTCAAGAAGGAGAGCGCGAGTACCGCGTGTTCGGGCAGCTCTACGGTGAGGACTTTGAGGAGACTTATTCCTCAGAATACGATGATGCCAAGTCTCTGGCATACAGCTATTTCGAAGAGCAGCTAAAGCGGATTGAAAGCGCGCAGACTTGGCTTTATGATGCTTATGAGGTCTGGGACCACGATTTCATTGAAGTGGCTTGTGAAGCTTGTGCGGTGGAGTTTGCCAAAGAACGTTCGCTTGAATGGAGCGGTGGGAAGTCTGCCGATTCATACACCGAAAATTCTGAGGAACTAAATGCAGGAGCGTCCTGTATCGCAAGCTACGCACTTGGTGATAGTGACTATCCACACACTTGTGTGTGCGGTGTTTACTTAGATACCCGATTCACCACCGAAGGTGAGGACTATCTTCGAGAGAACTTCCCGAAGGGTGTTCAAAAGCTCTACAGCTACTAATCCAAGATTGAACCCTAGGGCTAACGCTCTAGGGTTTTTTCTTGCCCAAAAGTTTTTCTTGGATTGACTTGACAAAGTGCAGGAAAGTCTGCCATACTGTACCTAAGAAGAGAGGAACCAAATGTACGGACTTCCAGATAGCGTAATCATAGGAACCGCTAAGCGAATAAATGACTTCATAGACAGCAAAGAAAAAAGTACGCTTTTGTGGCCCCGTATGATGGACAGAATCTTTGACTACTTCGCAGACAAGAAAGCCGCGAAAGCAGAGCAGGAACTAGTAGCCGCAGAGCGCAAAGCTCACTTTGAAAAGCACGGGTTCTATCCAGCAAACTAAAACACAAGAGAAATAAAGAAGCCCCCTAGGGTAAAAATTC